TAGGGTTGTTGATGAACACGGTTATTATCAAACTTCAATTTTTGATTTTTTAACGGTTTAATTTTGGTTATCTTTACAATTGACAAAACAAAACAAAAAAATGGGATGGTTTAATAATATATTTAAAAAAGCGGAAAAGCGGAGCAGCCTTGAAAATCCTTCCACAACTTTGGTGGAATGGTTGAATGGTGGCGAAGCAAACCGCACCGGGCAACTGGTGAACAAATCGACAGCAATGGGGGTTTCCGCCGCATGGCGGGCAATTTCGTTGATTGCGGGAAGTGTTGCATCTTTGCCAGTTAGTGTGTACGAAATGACGGAAAACGGACGGAAGGCATTGCCCAATCATCCGATTTCAAAATTATTGAACAATCCAAACCCGCAATTTTACACTGGGTTCACCTTCCGGGAACGGATCATTCAAAATTTAGCGGGCAACGGAAATGGAATTGCCATCATTAATTATGATAAAAACGGAATGGTTCAATCATTGGAATTGCCTTTGAAACCAATCCGGGTGAAAATAATTGACGGATTTTTAGTATATTTGGTGGAAGGTTTGGACAAATATTTGTTTTATGATGATGTGGTGCATTTGGTTGGTTTTGGTGATGATCCGTTTTGGGGCAAATCGCCAATTCAAGTTCATGCGGAAAACATTGGCATTTCGTTGGCATCGCAATCCTTCGCCGCAACCTACTTTGGAAATGGCGGCACAATTGCGGGGGTTTTGAAAACGGACAAACATTTGACGGCACAACAAAAAATGGATTTGGCGGCGGATTGGAAACGCAAATATGGCGGTGGAAACACCAATTCAACCGCAATATTGGATTTGGGTTTTGAATATAAACCAATCGGATCCAAGCCACAGGAATCGCAATTGTTGGAGGCCCGAAAATTTCAAGTGGAAGAAATTGCCCGGATTTTTGGTGTTCCGTTGCATTTACTAAATTCTTTAGATCGTGCAACATTCAACAACATTGAAGTAATGAACGCAACCTATGTTCAACACACGTTGACTAATTATATTGAGAGGGTAGAAGCGGAATTGAACCGGAAGTTGTTGCCAAACGCAAACAATTTGGAAATCCGTTTCAACATGGATGCATTGATGCGTGGTGATATGAATGCACGTTCCGATTATTACAACCGGTTGTTCCAAATTGCCGCAATTTCACCAAACGAAATAAGAAAGGCGGAAGGCTTGCCAATGTATCCGGGCGGTTCTTCTTATTACCGACCGCTTAATATGGATGTGGTTGGGAATCAATCCGGGAACGACAAAAGCAAAGAAGATGTTTGATAATTATCCACAAGGTGCGACAAATGAAGCAAAACGGGCGTTGAAACATAAAGCCGACAACGGAAGCCAATGCGGCACGCCGGTTGGTTGGAATCGTGCGAAACAACTGGCAAACCGGGAATCATTAAGTGAAGCGGATGTGAAATCAATTCATTCTTTTTTATCCCGTGCAAAGGTTTATGATCAAGGCAAATTCTTTGATGATGATGGAAAAGAAATTTGTGGATCGATCATGTTTGCGGCGTGGGGCGGTGATGCGATGGTAAAATGGGCAGCCCGGACAGCGGCAAAGATTCAAGAACAAAACAATCACAACATGAATAATATTGAAAAAAGGGTTTGTGAAATCCGCAATGCAACGGAAAGCAAACGAACAGTGGAAGGTTATGCCGCCGTGTTCAACAAACAAAGTGAAGATTTAGGTGGATTTCGTGAAACAATTCAACGGGGTGCATTCAAAGAAGCGATATCAATTTCAGATGTCCGGGCGTTGTTCAATCATGATGCCAACCTAATTTTGGCACGTAACACATCCGGAACATTGCGATTGGAAGAAGATAATGTTGGTTTGAAATATTCCTTTGAAGCCCCGCACACAAGTGCCGGAAATGATTTATTGGAAATGATCCGCCGTGGTGATATCAATCAATCATCATTTGGGTTCACGGTGGAAGAAGATTCATGGGATGATGATGCCGGTTACATGGTGCGAACGATAAAAAAAATCAAAAGGTTGTTTGATGTTAGTGCGGTGACTTATCCGGCATATCCGGATGCAACGGTAGCGTTGCGTTCGATGCCAATTGAAGTGAAAGAAGAAGAAAAAGAACAACAAAAAGAAAAAGAAAATGAAACGGATTTGAATGGACAAATCCGCAATAAAATAGTTAAGGCGGCAATTTTAAAACACGCCTAATTTGTAAATTCAAAAATCAATATTAAAAATGACGGTAAGACAATTAACCGAAAAAAAGGCGAATTTATTCAATCAGATGCAGGATGTGTATAATGCAGCCGAAAAAGAAAACCGTTCCGTAACAGCGGAAGAATTGGCAAAGGTGGAAGCGATTGAAGCGGATTTGAGTGCAACCGAACGCCAATTGCGTAATTTGCAAGCCTTCCAAGCCCGCAAAAAGGAAATGGAAGACGGACAAAATGCGGTTTTGGAAACCCGCAACGGACGTGAAAAGATTGATGCGTTCAACCAATACCTTCGCCGTGGTGCGTATGGCATGGATCCAAGATTGAAACCATACTTGCAGCGTGGCACAAATCCACAAACGACAAGCGACACGGCTGGCGGATATACCATCCCAGAGGGATGGTTGGGAGAATTGGACGTTGCCAAAAAAATTTGTTGGAATGGTGGAAGGTTTAGCCCGTACCATCAACACACCAACTGGAAATCTTCTTCCAATTCCAAAAGTGGACGACACCGCAACAAACGCCGCATTGCAAACGGAAGGAACCGGAATTACGGTTGCGGATATGACGTTTGGAAACACGGATTTGAGTGCATACAATTACGCAACTTTGGTGAAAGTATCGGAACAATTGGCACAAGATGAAGACGTAAACTTGGCATCCTATTTAGTTGAATTGTTGGGGGAACGTGTGGCACGAATTACCAACGCAGATTTGACGACTGGAAATGGAAGCGGAAAGCCAAATGGCGTGGTAACGGCGGCAACAACTGGCAAAACAACGGCAAGTGCAACGGCAATCACGGATGAAGAATTGATTGATTTGTTTTATTCCGTTGATCCCGCTTACCGTATGGGGGAAAGTGTGAAATGGATGATGAATGATGCGGTTCACGCTTATGTTCGCAAACTGGGATTGATTGCGGCGGAAAATTACAATCCAATTTCATTTGACCAAACCGGAACAATGTTCATCTTGGGCAAAGAAGTGAAGATCAACCAGGATATGGAATCTTCAATTGCGACAGGAAACGCAACGGTTCTTTTTGGTGACTTTTCTGGTTACATGGTGCGAACGGCTGGTGGTTTGAACATCAAACGTTTAGATCAACGTTTTGCGGATGAATTAAATATTGGATATTTGGCATTCCGCCGGATTGATGGTGATTTGATTTCCGCTGGGCAGCCATTGAAGAAATTGGTGCAAGCATAAAAACGGCTATTTTTTATTCTTTATTGCTATAATTGCGGCGGTTTTTTGCCGCCGCATATTCAAAAAAACAACTGTTATGATGAAGGTGAAGATTTTAAAAAATATTGTTGGCCCGCTTGGATCTTACAAAAAAGGGGGGATTTATGATGTAACAAATGAACGTGCAAAATATTTGTTGAATTGTGAATTTGCGGAAGTAGTGGAAGAAGAAGTGAAGATTGAAAAAGCGGTAAAAGCAACAAAGAAAACAACACGTAAAAAAACAGTTAAATGATATTCATCCCGCAATCACATAAAGTTATTACAGCCGCAACGGTTGAACCAATTACATTATCGGAAGCAAAATTGCATTTGAAAATGGATGGCATTACCGTTGATGATAGTTTGATTCAAGTGTTGATTGAAGCCGCACGACAAAGTGCGGAAGAATTTTGTAATATTAAATTCATTAACACGGTGGTGGAAGATGTGTTTGACAGATTCCCAAAAGGCGGATTTCAAAAAAATGATTGTTTTTATTTGATGATTGGCAATGTGTCTTCAGTTGATTATGTGAAATATTATGATGAAAATGGCGATTTGCAAACGTGGGATTCTTCACAATATATTGTTGACAATTACAGAAAACAAACCCGCATTTGTTTGATGCCAAATGTGACGTTTCCAACTTATGATTCCGACCGGGCAAACGGTGTTTTGGTGCGGTACAATACAGGGTTTGGAGCAACGGCGGCGGATGTTCCCGGAGCGATTAAACAAGCC